TCCAAATGGTTCGTTCCTGATGCTCCGCGCCCAAATCTTCGGACGCCCCACGCCTTCGGGTGAGGTGGACGAGGACGGGCTGCCCATCATGAACCCCGGCGCGGTCATGCGATCCCGCAAGGGCAGGGAATGGCACATTGACGCCTACCTGACGGGCAATCTGATTGAAGTCACGGGATACGACGAAGACGAGAACCCGATCTGGGGCGGTGATCTGCTGGGCGCCCTGGCTGATTACATCGTCACGATCCCCGAAAACACAGCACCGGCTTACGTCGTTGCAGGAGTTGGATAATGTCTGAACCGATCATCAAAGAGGCGCTTGAGCGGTTCAAGGAGTCTGACGACGCCACGGACTTCTCCCGCCAGGCTGCGCATGAGGACATGACGTTCTCGCGTCTGGCAGACCAGTGGCCCGAGGCCATCCGCAAGGCCCGCGAGGAAGAGGGCCGCCCGTGTCTGACCATCAACAAACTGCCCGCCTTCATTCGGCAGGTGGTCAACGACGCGCGCCAGAACAAACCAGCCATTACGGTTCATCCCGTGGACAATGGCGCTGACGAAGACACGGCGGGGGTCATCAACGGGCTGGTGCGCTCGATTGAGCGGCGTTCCAACGCCGATGTTGCCTACGACACGGCAATCGACCAGGCGGCCTCTGGCGGGTTTGGGTTCTTCCAGATCGGCATTGACTACACCCACGCCGACAGCTTCGACCTTGAGGCCCGGATTGAGCGTATTGCCAATCCCCTGATGGTTCATTGGGATCCTTCGTCCACGGAATTTGATGCCTCTGATTGGGATTATGCCTTCGTCTCCGACTTCATGTCAGAAGAGGAATTTGAGTCTGCGTATCCCGGCAAGGCGAAAATCAGTTGGGAGGGTGACACCCGCGACCAGGCCGCTTTGTGGTCACAGGATGAAAAGATCAGGGTTGCCGACTACTGGTTGAGGGAGCCTATCAAGCGGAAGATTCTGCTTCTCTCCAACGGCATGACGATCCGCGAGGAAGAATACATTGACCAGGCGAAGGCCGACCTTGAGATGACGGGCGTTGTACCGACCCGAGAGCGTGAGGTTGACGCCTTTAACGTGGTTCGCCGCAAGATCAACGGCGCTGAGGTTCTTGAAGAAGAGAAGTGGCCCGGTTCCACAATCCCGATTTGCCCCGTGTGGGGTGAGGAGATTGTGTTGGACGGCAGGCGTCACTTCCGGTCGATGGTGCGGGACGCAAAAGACCCCCAGACGATGTTCAACTTCTGGCGTAGCGCCACAACGGAACTGGTTGCCCTTGCCCCCCGTGCGCCATTCCTGATGGAAGAGGGCGGCATTCCCAAGGGGCATGAGGCAACGTGGCAGACGGCCAACACCCGCTCGCATCCCTACCTGATGTATTCCAAGGGCACGAACTTGCCCCAGCGCCAGCCCTTCGCTGGAGTGCCTGCCGGTGCGTTGCAGGAGGCACTGAACGCTTCAGACGACATGAAGTCCGTCATGGGCATCTATGACGCATCCTTGGGCGCTCGCAGCAACGAAACGTCGGGCCGTGCAATCATGGCAAGACAGCGTGAAGCCGACGTGAGCAACTTCCACTTCATCGACAACCTTAACCGCGCCATCCGGTACGCGGGGCGGGTGTTGGTTGAGATCATCCCGGCTGTCTACAAGGACCGTCAGGCCATCCGCATCTTGGGCGAGGATAATGCCGAGAAGGTCGTTCAGTTGGGCGGGCAGAGCGACGGCCCCATGTATGACCTTGCCACCGGCATCTATGACGTGGACGTGAAGTCCGGCCCGTCTTACGGCACACAGCGCGAAGAAACCCGTGAGGTGCTGATTGAGATCATCCGCGCCATCCCCGGAGCCGCGCCGATCCTGGGCGACGTTCTGATGGAACACATGGACTTCGTTGGTGCTGACAGAGTTGCTAAGCGCCTCAAGATGACGCTTCCCCCCGAAGTGCGGAAGATGGAGGAAAGCGAGGCCGACATTCCCCCCGAGGCGCAGGCCATGATTGCGGCCAAGGACCAGGAACTGAAGCAGCTTCAGGCGCAGATGCAACAGGGTATGCAGGCCATGCAGGGTATGCAGGCCGAACTGGAATCCAAGCAGGGCGAGATGCAGGCCAAACAGGCCGAAGCCGCCGCCAAGGCCGAGATTGAGGCCAAGAAGATCGCCTCAGACATGGAAGCCAAGCGGGCCGAACTCGAAATCAAAAGCCGCGAACTCGCCCTTAAAGAGCGTGAATTAGGATTGAAGGAATGGGAGGCCAAAGAGGACGCCCGACAGGCTGCGCTGGATCGCGAGATGGAACTAGCCAAGGTGATCCTGGCGAAGCAGGAGGCCCCCGATCCCATGGGCGAAGCTGCAAGGCTTATCAGCGCGCCAAAGAGGGTTGTGCGTGACGCCGAAGGCCGGATTACCGGCGTGGAACTGGCATGAGCACAGAAGGCCGGTAGGAACGACCGGCCAACAAGCCGTGCATCAAGGTCAAGACGCTGCGCCGCATCTATCTGCGGCTGCGCGAGGAACCCAAGTCCTACGAGGCAGTGGCCCCGGTCGTTTCGCCGTTTGCGGACCTGTACGCATTCGCTGACAGCCTGCCACCCGTTAACGACATAGCGTTTCGCAAGATGGCTCAAGCCCGTGAGGCGGTCGAAAGCCTTTTGCGCATGTATCGCTCCTTGATGGAGCGTGACGACGAAGAGGCAATCTTGCTTCTTTGCTAACCCAAGGAGTGATTATGAACGAAGAAGCGGGCAATCCTGCCGAGGAAGCCGCACCCGAGATTGTTGAGGAAATCACAGAAGAAGAAGTGACAACCGAAACTGACGAGGGCGATGATGCCGTTGAAACCGAGGACACGGAAGACGGTGACGGGCAAGATGAAGGTGACGAAGAAGAGGTAGAGGAAGAGATTGAACTGAACTTTGGCGGCGACAAGCTGCGGGTGCCGAAATCGGCGATCCCGGAGGACGTTGTTGCGAAGATCACGGATTTCTCCCGCAACCTTGAATCTGGCTACACCAAGAAATTCCAGACACTTGCTGAACAGCGTGAGAGCGTAGCGGCCCGAGAGCAGGCCGTTGAGCGTCTTGCGACCCTGGACGGCGAGGCGCTGGACAAGTTTTCACGCGGAAACGCACTCAAGCAGGAAATCGCGCAGCTTCAGAATGTCAATACGCAGGCGTTGTGGCAGTCCAACCCGGACCAGGCACGGCGCATTTCGGATACGATTGCGAAGAAGCAGGCCGAATTCAATGCCGTCGTCAACGAAGTTTCCCGACTGGAAGGCGAACGATCCAAGGCGCAGGAGGCCGAACTGGCCCGACGCGAGGAAGAGGGTCGCCGCGAGGTTGAGAAGCGCATCCCCGGCTTTGCCGAGAAACACGCACCGGAACTGGTGAAGTACGCGATCAGTCAAGGCATTCCCGAGGCGGAAGCCGGAAAGTGGACGCGCAACCCCATCGTTACGGAAATGGCGTGGAAGGCGATGCAGTACGACGCTGCGAAAACGCGGACGGCACAGGCCGTCAAACCGAAACCTGCGGGAGCAACACCCATTCGACCGAGCAAGGGTAAGGGCGGAAAGCCCAAACTCGATCTTGTTCAGGACGCCGACAAAATGTCTGCCGATGAATGGGCGCGCCGCCGCAACCTTCAACTCTCAAATAGGGCTTAACGCCCATCCCCTTGAGCGTCGTGAGACGCCCACCCTCCCATAGATGGAACTTTCATCATGTCCAATAGCATTCTTACCCCCACGGCTGTAACCCGTGAGGCGCTTCGGATTCTGCATCAGAAGCTCAACTTTGTCGGCACGATTGATCGCCAGTACGACGATCAGTTTGCCAAGACCGGAGCCAAGATTGGCGACAGTCTGAAGATCCGCCTGCCCAACGAATACACCGTCCGCACGGGCCGTGTCATCGACGTGCAGGACACCAGCGAGACCAGCGTTACGCTCCAGGTTGCCACCCAGAAGGGCGTTGATATGGCGTTCACGTCGGTTGACCTGACCATGAACCTGGACGACTTTTCGAGCCGCATTCTGGACCCGGCCATGTCGGTTCTGGCGGCGAACATCGAATCCGACGCCATGTCGATGTACAAGAGCGTTTACAACGAGGTCAGTGACGTTGGTGCTTCGGCCACGACCAACCTGGCTCTCCAGGTGCAGAAGAAGCTGACCGACAGCCTTGCGCCGATTTCGCCGCGTTGCCTGAACTTCCCCACACAGTACAACCTCGACCTTCTGGAAGCGGTCAAGGGTCAGTTCAACGACGCAGGCAAGATCAGCAAGAACTACCGCGAAGGTATGGTTGCGCCGAACTTCCTGGGCTTCATGGACGTGTACCAGAACACGCTGTGGCCGATCCACACCACGGGCACCGATGACGGCACGGGCGATTACCTGACCGACATCGGCGCTGGCGAGGCTGACGGCTCGGCTGGTTCGCTCCACATCGACACGGGTGCGGGCACGTTCAAGCAGGGCGACATCATCGAGATTGCCGGTACGTATCGGGTGCATCCCGAAACCAAGGCTTCGACGGGTGTTCTCCAGCAGTTCGTTGTGACCGCCGATTACGCCGGTGGTGAAGGCGACTTGTCGATTAGCCCGAACATTGTCACGTCTGGCGCTCGTCAGAACGTGGATGCCATTGCCGATGGTTCTGCCATCTACAAGCGCGAGTCGGACTCCTCGACTGCCATTGGCAACGCCGCCGATTACTCCATCGGTATGGGCTACCACAAGGATGCCTTCGCCTTTGCAACGGCTGATCTTGTCATGCCCAAGGGCGTCGATTTCTCGGCCCGTGAGGTCATGGACGGCATCTCCATGCGCATCATCCGCGACTACGACATCAACAACGACAACCTGCCTTGCCGCATCGACGTTCTGTACGGGTACAAAGCTGTCCGTCCTGAACTGGCATGTCGTCTTGGCCTTCACTAAGGAGTGATGAACCATGGCTGTGAAAGAACTTTCTGACGGCAACCCGGACGGCACCCGTCTGGGTCAGTCGGCCACTGACCTCGTGGCTTTCTTCGGGGACACCCCCGTTGACCAGCCCGCCGCGATTGCTTCGGCAACCGCGACTGCCACCAGCGCGATGGACACCGTGAACTCGGTGCTCACCGCTCTGCGTGAACTGGGCCTGATCGAAACTTGATTAGGTCAGTTTGCGTCGTTGGGCCTGATGGCTTGCGGCGCAATCGGGAATACGCGGCCAGCCTGGGGAGACCTGGGCTGGTCGCTGCCCCCGCTAAAGACGAATCCCTAGCCATTGTTGGGGGTGGGCAATCGTCGGCAGATCACGTTGACGACCTGTTGAACTTCGACGGTCACATTATGGCGATCAACGGCGCGCAGGACTGGCTTATCAGTCAGGGCCGCGTTCCCGATTGTGTCGCCCTGCTTGATCCCGAGCCGCAGCTTGCGGACCTCATCACACCCCATAAAGGGGTTGACTACTACGTTGCCACGATGTGTGCACCGGAGGTGTTCGACCTTCTGGCAGACAGCAACGTGACCACATTTTACGCCCCGCAGGGGGAAGATAACACGCCGCCGTTAAGTGTCCCCGGTGGGCCAACCATGATGACCCGTGCGCCGATGCTGGCTGCAATTCTGGGTTATCGCG